CGGTGAAAGAAATCATCGTGGCCAACGCTCTTTGGGAACAGGGGATTTACCAGAAGACCATCTGTCACGCTGGCCAACCATCTCTATCAAAGGTAGCTACTAACTGTGATAAGCGGAATATTGGCTCAAATGGTGGCTTTGGTTATCGATCGCACTTTGACGACATGGATATTTCTTTGATGGATAGTGCTTTGCTTGCGCACTGGGCTTCTGCTACTACTAAGCCTAAGAAAAAGCAAAAAATTAGTTATTAAAATAAGCGGTCAGGTGACTGCTTTTTTTGATGCCAAAAAAATTACCGAACTGCCGGGGAAGCAGGAGAAAGGAGACATGAGAATGTCAGAATTTAAACCAATCACTACACAGGAAGAATTTGATGCTGCTATTAAGGGGCGCTTATCTCGAGAGAAAGATAAGTATGGCGACTATGACCAGCTCAAAACTCGTGTTGCAGAATTGGAAGAAGAAAATGTTGGCTTAAAGTCAACGATTGAAGCTAATAATCAAAGTAAGGTAGATGCTGACAAGCAACTTGAAGATTTGCAGAATCAAATAGCTGGTTATGAGACGGCTAATCTACGAACTCGTGTGGCTTTGCAATATGGACTGCCTTACGACCTTGCAGATCGTTTGCAGGGAAATGATGAAGAAAGCTTCAAAGCTGATGCAGAGCGCTTGGCTGGGTATATTAAAAAATCTCAACCAGTTGCGCCTATTAGAGATTCAGAGCCACAAGTTGGTGATAACAAAACAATACAAATGAAGTCAATGCTTCGAGAATTAAATCATACAGGAGAATAAAAAATGGCAGATAATTCATTGAAACAAGGAACACTTTTTCAACCAGAATTGGTAAAAGAACTAATTTCAAAAGTGCAAGGACGTTCTGTTCTTGCAAAACTTTCATCCCAGAGCCCTATTCCATTTAATGGAGTTGAGCAATTCATTTTTAACCTTGAAGGAAATGCTCAAATTGTTGGTGAAGGTCAACAAAAAGGTGCTGGTAAAGCCGTTGTTGATACAAAGGTTATTAAACCTCTTAAATTTGTCTATCAAGCTCGTATCACAGATGAGTTTAAATATGCATCTGAAGAAAAACAACTTGAATATCTTTCACAATTTGCAGATGGTTTTGCTAAGAAAATCGCAGATGCTTTCGATATCGCTGCTATCCACGGTTTGGAACCTAAAGGTCTTACAGATGCAACTTTCCGTGACACTAACTCATTTGATGGCTTGATTACTGCAAATATCGTAAATTATGCAGAAGACAAATTTGACGACAACATCGATGCAGCTGTTCAACAAATCGTCGCTAAAGGTGGTGAAGTTACAGGTGTAGCTCTTTCTCCAGTTGGTGGACAGTCACTTGCTAAATTGAAAGTAAACGGTGTATCTCAATATCCAGAATTCCGCTTTGGTCAAAATCCTGACTCGTTCTACGGAATGAAATCAGACGTAAATAAAAACTTGACTGTTACAGGTGGAACTGCTCAAACAGATCATGCGATTGTTGGTGACTTTGAAAATCGCTTCAAGTGGGGCTATACTGAAAATATTCCTATGGAAATTATTGAATATGGTGATCCAGATGGAGCAGGTCGTGACTTGAAAGCCTATAATGAAATCTTGCTTCGTGCTGAAGCGTTTATTGGATGGGGAATCTTAGATGCTGATGCATTCGCTCGTGTTAAAGCTTAATGGAGGTAGGAAATGACTACATATCGTGATAAAAATACAGGTGTTTGCATTTCAACAGATAGCGAGCTATCTGGAGATTGGGTTCCTATTGAAGAATTTAAACAGGAATACCTTTTGACAGTGGCTGAAATTAAAGCTAAGCTTGACGAGCTAGGTGTTGAGTATGATAGCAAGGCAAATAAATCTGCTTTGCTTGATTTACTAATCGCAAACGAAGGGTGAGTTAGATGGAAAACTTTGCAACAGTAGACGATCTTAAAAAATTGTGGCGGACGTTAAAATTCGATGAGGAAAAACGAGCTGAAGCACTGTTGGAAGTTGTTTCTCATTCTCTTAGAGTTGAAGCTAGGAAAATTGGCAAAGATTTAGATATTTTAGTCAGTGAAGATTCATCTTATGCCAGTGTTGTAAAATCCGTAACAGTCGATGTTGTCGCTCGTACTTTAATGACTTCAACAGAGCAAGAACCAATGACTCAATTTGCTGAGAGTGCTTTAGGATACTCTGTGAGTGGTTCTTTTTTGGTTCCTGGCGGTGGCCTATTTATCAAAGACTCAGAATTAAAACGTCTTGGGCTTAAAAAGCAAAGATATGGGGTGATTGATATTTATGGGATTGATTAAAGGAATTACAATAACATTATTGGATACGATTGAAGATGGAAAGGATGACTTCGGTCATCCTATCTATCGTGAAACTGAAATCCAAGTGGAAAATGTACTAGTAGCACCGTCATCGACAGATGATGTTACCACACAAGTGAACTTAACAGGGAAAAAAGCTGAATATACTTTAGCTATTCCAAAAGGAGACCAGCACGACTGGAAAGAAAAAACAGTCATATTCTTTGGTCGTAAATGGCGTACAATTGGTATTCCTTTAGAGGGTATCGAAGCTATGATACCACTTGATTGGAATAAGAAAGTGATGGTTGAAACTTATGAGTAAGATGAAATTCACTTTAAACCAATCGGGAGTTTCAGCGCTTTTACGTTCTGGAGAAATACAGGGTCTATTAACAGAAAAAGGTCAAGCAGTGGTAGAACGTGCGGGCGATGGTTTTGAATTAAAAGTGTCCCCTGGTCAAAAACGTGCTAATGCTACGATAAGTACAACCGACATAAAAAGCATGAAGAAGAATGCTAAATACAATATTTTACTAAAGGCACTAAAATGATTGAACTTGTCATAAAGAAATTTTTAGACGTGAACTTGAATGTTCCGTCTTTTTTTGAACATAAGAAAGATATGCCAGAAAGTTTTGTGATCATTGAAAAAACTGGAAGCGGTGGTAGTGATTATACACATTCTGCCACATTTGCTTTTCAGAGTTATGCGCCATCACTTCAAAAGGCTGCAGAGCTAAATGAAATTGTCAAAAAGATGGTTGAAAAGCTTGTAACAATCAATGAAATTAGTGGTGTACATCATAACAGTGATTACAACTTCACGGATACAGAAACAAAAAAATATCGTTATCAAGCAGTGTACGATATTAATTATTTTTAACAGGAGGAACTACTTATGGGTTCAGAAACAGAAGGAAGAGGAGAAAATCGAATGGTTACAACAGCAGCATCATCAGCAAACGTAACAGCAGCAAAACCTAATATCAGTGGAGCAGTATCAAGTGCACCACTTAAAACAGCATTACCACAAGATGCTAAGACTGCACTTAATGAAGCTTTTAAAACTTTGGGGTATATCTCTGAAGATGGATTGACAAATGAAAACTCTCCAGAAAGCGAAGAAGTCAAAGCATGGGGCGGTCAAACAGTATTATCATCACAAACTGACAAGAAAGATACATTCAAATTCAAATTGATTGAAAGCTTGAATATCGAAGTCTTGAAAGAAGTTTATGGTGCAGATAATGTAACAGGAACACTTGCAACAGGTATCACAGTTAAAGCTAATGCGAATGAATTGCCAGAGCATAGCCTTGTAATTGATATGATGTTGAAGAATGGATCAGTTAAACGTATTGTTATCCCTCGTGGTAAAGTGAGCGAGATTGGAGAAATCGGATATAAAGACGGTGACCCAATTGGTTATGAATTGACAATCACAGCATTGCCAGATGACCAAGGGAACACTCACTACGAATACATGCAAGGAGCATAATATATGTCGAAAACAATTAAAGGGAAAACTCCATCAGGATTTAAGTTTGAAATTTCAGAGCGTAGGTTGAACAACTACGAACTATTGGAATTAATTGGCGAGGTTGATGAAGGGAATGGACAAGCCTTCCCTAAAGTCTTAAAACTTCTTTTTGGAGAAGAACAAGCTAAAGCATTTAAAGATCATCTGCGTGAAGAAGATGGCATCATCCCTAACGAAAAAATTGCAGACGAATTGAAAGCAGTTTTTGAGACTGTTCAAGAAGTAAAAAAATCCTAATCCTTGCGCAGATGATAAAGCTAGATGAAGATGCTCTAATCTGTGATTTAGCTGAAACTTATAATATATACGATTATAAGCAGCTACCTCTATTAAAGGTAGCTGTTTTTTCGTATGGTTTAAGAGATGATTCAAGAATTAAGAAATTGATGTCTGACCAAATAGTTTCACTAGACACCTTGTTATTGTCCTTGATGGTTGACAAGCTATCACTTTCTTTGTGGTTGCAAACCAAAGACGGTCAGAAAGGTATCAATCAACCAAAATCAATAGCAAGTCAATTTATTCACAGGGAAGAAAAAGAAGAAGATAGAGACTATCTAGTTTTCCAATCTGGCGAGGAATTTGAAAGATGTTACAAAGAACGTTTAGCCAGTTTAGGGGGTGATGACTAATGGCGACAGAATTAGGAAAAGCGTATGTGCAAATCATCCCTTCAGCTAGAGGCATCACTGGGATGATTCAGAAAGAAATGAGTGGAGAGGTAGATTCAGCTGGAGTAAGCTCTGGAAAATCTCTAGGCTCAAGTTTAATTGGTGCCCTCAAAGGCGCTATTGCAGCTGCAGGAATTGGTAAAGCAATTGGTGCAGCGTTAAGTGAAGGTGCAGCACTCCAACAATCGCTTGGAGGAATTGACACCTTATTTAAAGCATCAGCAGAAAAAGTAAAGGGTTTTGCTAATGAAGCATACAGAACTACTGGACTTTCAGCGAATGCTTACATGGAGAATGTAACAGGATTCTCAGCAAGCTTATTACAATCATTAGGTGGAGATACTGATAAAGCAGCAGATGTTGCTAATATGGCCATGATTGACATGTCTGATAATGCTAATAAGATGGGTACCTCTATGGAAAGTATCCAGACTGCATACCAAGGATTTGCTAAGCAGAACTACACTATGCTGGACAACTTGAAGCTTGGTTACGGTGGTACAAAGCAAGAAATGCAACGTCTATTGGCAGATGCAGAAAAGTTGACTGGTGTTAAGTATGACATTAACAACCTGTCAGATGTTTATCAAGCGATCCACGCAATCCAAGAAAATTTGGATATTACAGGTACGACTGCAAAAGAAGCAGCATCTACTTTCACTGGTTCATTCCAAGCGATGAAAGCATCTGCACAGAATGTGCTTGGTAAGTTAGCATTGGGAGAAAATATTCTGCCATCTTTACAAGCTTTAGCAGAAACAACCTCTACTTTTCTCTTCAATAACTTCTTCCCAATGATTGGGAACATTATGTCAGGTTTAGGGGTTGTAATTAGCGAAGGTCTAAGTCATGTAGCTACTCAGTTGTTTGGTGAAGAATTTGGGAATGCAGTATTCACACAGCTATCTCGTGTCAGTGGTATTTTTCAAACTTTCTTTGACATGATTTTCGGATCATTGAATAAGCAAGACAACATTGACATTTTAGAAGCCCTTGGATTTTCTGAAGATGCTGCAACTCAAATTGTCAACATTGCAGACAATATCCGTGAAACATTTATCAATATTGGTTCAGCGATTGGAGATGTATTAGGAATTGTTGCTGATTTTGTTGGCGATTTGTTAGGTATAAAGGATGGAGAACAAGGTGTAAACCTTTTAGGTGTAGCATTTGAAGCGTTGACATCAGCACTCAGAATCGGTTCATCTATTTTGAAAGAAATCACTAACTTTTTTAAAGAAAATAAATTAGCAGCAGATTTGTTAAAAACAGCGATTGTTGCATTAGGTGTTGGAATGCCTATTGTTAAAATTGCTTCATTTGTAACAGCATTAGGTGGAATACCAGGAATATTTACGATTGTTCAAACGGCTATTTCAGGATTTGCTGGTTCTATCACAGCTGCTATTTCAGCTATTCCGCTAGTAGGGTGGATTGCAGCTGCAGTTGCTGCATTAGTGTGGTTCTTCACTCAGACTGAAACAGGTAAAGCAATATTCCAAGATTTTATGTCTTGGCTATCATCAGCATGGAATGAATTGCTACCAGTTCTTACTGAAGTATGGAACAATATAGTTTCAGCTGCAACAACTGCATGGAATGCTTTGGTTGAGTTTATAACCCCAATTGTTCAAGAAGTAGCTTCAGTTATCCAAACTGTTTGGAATGGTATTTCAACATGGTGGTCTGAAAATCAAGGGTTGATTCAACAAACTTTTGAAACTGTATGGAACACTATCCAGACGGTAATTCAAACCGTCATGCCAATTATCCAATCCATTATTGAAACAGCAATGAATATCCTTGCTCCTTTTATTGAGACAACATGGAACAATATCTGTACAGTTGTTACGACTGTTTGGGAATTGATTAAGATTGCTATTCAGACAGCTATGGATGTTATCGGTGGAATCATTACGGCAGTTTTGGCAGTTATTAATGGGGATTGGGAAACTGCATGGAATGCTATCAAGAGTGTTGGGGAGTCAATCTGGAATGGATTGTCTGCTGCCGGGCAAGCAATTTTTGATGGTTTTGCGCAGATATTGTCTAACATTTGGGAAACTATTAAAAGTGTAGCAAGTTCAGCGTGGGAAGCTTTAAAAGCTGGCGTGTTAAGTATTATTGACAATCTTGTCTCAGGAGCACAAAACGCTTGGGATACCATGTCAAATGCTGTATCTAGTCTTGTAAGCAATGTTACGGGATTCTTTGACCAATTGTGGAATATTGACTTATTCGGAGCAGGTAAAGCAATCTTAGATGGTTTCTTGAGTGGTCTAAAATCTATGTGGTCTTCTGTAACTGACTTTGTAGGTGGAATCGCTAGTTGGATTCGTGATCATAAAGGGCCGATTGAATATGACCGTAAGTTGCTTATTCCCGCTGGGAATGCAATCATGCAAGGTTTGGATGGTGGGTTGAAAGACCGATTCAAAGATGTTAAGAAAACAGTCAATGGTGTAGCTGGAGAAATTGCTGATGTCTTTTCAGGGGATAATTTAGACCTTGATACATCATCTGCAGTTACAAGAAACTTACAAACAACTTTAGATGTATCATCAGCTCAATTTGAAGCACATGATAGCAAAACCGTGTCTGAGATAGCGATTCTGAGAGCAAGTATGGAGAGAATCCTTACTGCTATCCTTGAAAAGTCGTCAGATATCTACCTAGACAATGACATTATTTCGATGAAAACGTATGAACAACACGGTGCAATATATGCAAGGGAGGGAATTTAATGGATTATATGATCATCAATGG